GGCGGGGGGGGGGACGGGGGCGGGGATGGGGACGGGCGTAACTAGCGGTTTCTTAACAATCTTGAATTTTTTCATGTCTGTACTGCGTAACTAAGTATGTTCGGTGCTTGGAATAACCTTTCATCTTTTCTTTATTTCAATTTTATCTTTATAAGCACATAAAATTGAATGATTTCTTGCGCGATGAAGTCACTCTACACGCTTTGTCTGTCTGTCTGTCCGTCTTCGCCACCGTCGTCCGATGCCCACGGAATTAACAACCCACCTAAACCCATTGTATGTATGGGCTATCTTTATGATGTATAATTTGTTAAAACCACTTATTTCGGGGATTATTTCGATTTCATTCCACTCGCTTGATTATAGAGCGGCTCTGATTCTCATGAATATGTTCGGATTATACTTGTTTCTTCGACATGTGCGCTTTGATTTCACGTTGAGACTTACGATGAATCAGTGAAACGCACGCGCTTGGCAGCAGCAGTGGATGGCTGTTTGCTTTCACCGGCGGCGGGGGCGGCGTACCTCTGCGGGTTGGTAAGGATGGCCATCGCGCCAATAATACAGATTACGAAGTAAGCGGTAATCAACCAAGACACCCAATGATACTTGTCGCAGGTCTTATTCGCCAACCAAACGAAGAACGCTGAAATTAAGAGATTCGTGATTAAAATCGCGAAATGAAAACCGACTAAATAAATGTCGAGAATATTGATGATAATGACGAGGGTCAAAATGACCGAGGCCAGTGGACAAACTGCGACGTTGGACAACATTGTATTATAATATACAATTACAAAAAATATATGGTGGGTGGGCGGGCGGGCGGGCGGGGCGGGCGTGTATTAGTCATCCCGTAAATACGCGGGTTTGTAACTATGATTCGCAACCGGAGTCGCCATTCGCGTCTTGACGCTTTTTTTATGCTGTCGTTTCATATCCTTGTGAAATCGTTTCAATGTATCACGGTGGAACTCCTTGAATTTCGTGTGGGCTTTCTTCGTGATGCCGTGTAGTCTTCTGGTTCCTTTATGCGATTCTTTGTTATTACGCACCAACTCGAAATTTGGATTCGATACGACCCACTTCAACATCTTCGAGTAGGTTCGCTCATCCGAGTATTCTAAACTACGGACTCCTTTGCTTAGATACATAATCAACGGCACGCCTTGAATATCTTTAGGTATGTATTTCAATTTTTGAATGATGGGGTCGGACGGCTCTAAATTAACCGCGCGAATATTTGCGATGGTAAGCACGCAACCCTCTTTTTTACAACGATAGTTTTTTTTGAGGTGGTGGATGAGACGATGCCAGTCGGCTTTCATATTTTGACAGTGGCCACACCAATCGGCGTAGATTTTCACGAGGAGGCCGTGTGACTCTGGGTGGTCGTGCGCTTGCTTTGCGGCGGAGTTGAACTTTTCGATATTATCGGTTTCATCATTTACCTCGATATATTGTAACATATCTTTATATTACGCGCCGATAATATTTATCGCACGGGATAAATATTTATCCCAGTAGTATATACAAGAACATGAATCAACGCATTATGAAATATATAGGCGATAATGCCGACTTATTAATAAAAGAAAGTAAAGTTCTACTTCCAGTAGCAAAGCTACAAAGGGTATTTCCGGTTATTATTATTCTACTATTTTTAATCGGCGCGTATATCACCTATAATACGCCATCGAAGGCGACTCTTCCAGAGGGGTTTATTAATATTGAACCTGATGCGCATGTAGCACGAAAGTTGCGCAATATGAATACCGCCAGCGCCGGCGCCGCCGGAGAAATAGAAACACCGACGACGGCGACGGCGACGGAAGGGTTCGATACTGCGGCTGCGACTGCGGCCGTTACCGACGCAGCCACGAATACAAGTCGATGCCCGAACATTTTGATTCAACACGGTAGCGAAATCTTCCTTTACAATTCCAAGGTCGAGAAGGTCCCCGGTGTGAATCCTATCCGATTTAAAAGTTTAGACGACTATTCCGAGTTTATGGAGTGGCTACATGGCCGCGGTATTCGATGCCCCGTTTTGTTCTTACAGTTTTCCTATGACGCCCAAGGCAATCCAGTTTATAAGATGCGTCCCTCCCCCGTCGATTTACAGGGCGGGCTTTCACCGAATGTCCCTTACTCGCCCGCACCAGCCGCACTCGTCCAAATGATGGATGCCTCGCGTGATAACCCCCCGTTTAACAACCAGATGTATGACGGATTCGACCCCCTGAATTTTAATATGGGCGATTATACATCACAGGATGCCGCCTTCCGCGCGAAGGAACTCTCGATGAAGTATAGTGATAACCCGATGGACTCGAACTGGGGCGGTAAGCAGTATTCTGAGTCGGTGGTCGCGTCTGGCGCTTATATTGACCGCACACGACCCGACGCCATACGAACGGATACCTCCGCTATGGTGCCGATGCGCGTTCCTGCTGCGGATGAAAAATACCGGAGCGCGAGATATGCGGGTGACGCGGTGACGCGGGGTCGAGGTGCGGATGTTGAAATGGGGAAGGCACGCCGACCGGCGTAATGGTGGCCGAATAAAAATTGATACATAATAACTCGTATAAACCGATATTATGTATTCATCTATATTACTACAATTCAACAGAAATGACGACAAAGGCACACCCAGAAGAAATCGAGTGTTTTCGTATGCCGTCGCCCGATGGAAAGTTTTCACCAGACAAACGATATGAATATACATACGCAACTCGAAAGTCGTGGGAGTATATTCCGGCACTTGGCCGGAAGGATTGGCGGTATTTTACGAATAAAGGATTTACATATGCGGGGAAGTGGGTGCGGAGCGAACAACGCGGATGGGGGGATGGTGGCGATTACTGGGAAGTCTTTCTAGATGACCGAGACGGCGGAAGAGAACACGCTGTGTCGTGGGATTATGATGCGACATTGTGTTATAGGGTCGTCTCTCCTACGTAATTCTGTAATACTGTAAAGGACATAGAATAGAGGAAGATCATAACGAGGGAGTTATTGATCGAAACGGAGTGAAGCGCAATAACGAAGGAGAGATGCCCCGAGTGAAAAAGAGTGGAGCACCCGTGACTCCGTCGCGACGGCGCGCAACGTCTTTTTACGAGGAATCGATATACCGCGCACACTCCTCCAGCGTCACTTTGAACTTATTCATCGTGTTTAGTTCGTTCATATGCCGAACGATGTCCTCCATTTTACCTTCCCCGTGGACTTCCCGAGAGACGTTCTTGAGAGAATTCACGATTTTGGCGTTGACCCACTGGTCCATATTCTCAATGATTTTGTTATAATGGTTGTAATGAGAATCCATATTAAGGGATTTCTGGGTCTTTGTAGTCAGCTCTTCCTGACGCTTGGCGATCGTGATGATATCGCCGTCGTTCTCGTCTTCGAGAGGGTCGGAACCGCTGCCGCTGCCTTTTTTGGAATTACGGTTCGAGAGACCCTCAATCATCCCGAGCTGGTTACGGAAAATATACTGGATGGCGACGAGAGCGAGGATTAAGAATATGCCTAAAACTACGTATTTGGCGAGGGTGTCGGTGGAGTCGGTGGTTGATGACGAGGAGGAGAGGATGGTGTTCATTTGATGGTATGATTGATTGGATGGTATGGTATGGTATGGTATGGTATGGTATGGTATGGTATAATAGTTTTTGATGATTAAATAGAATAATAATGTAATACACTGAATTAGTGTTAGATTATTTTATTTGCGATTTAGTTGCGATGAGTGCGATTATTACGCCGACTCTTGTTTTGTTTGATTGTATAATTGGTTTTGTGCTTATAATTAGATTTAATACGACGTGTTTGTGCTAATTTGCGTAATCGGTCTTTGTGTTTTTTTGTATTATTGTGTTTGTTTCTTTTTAGTAACATACCCCCGTTTTTTGGTCCACCAACACGAACTGGTAATCCACTTTTTAGTACCTCTGCATATGTAGATTTTTTAGGTTTATCTTTTTTTATTACAGGCTCTAATACCTGTGAATCTGGCAAATTTGAGGGAATAGGATTTATGACTTCACTTTTTTGCTCTCTACACCAGATTGGATAATCTCTCATGAACCTGAAGAATTTAAAATTATTAGGAGGATTCCTCAGATAATTTTGAAACCGTTCGGTTTTAAATAATTTTTGTCCAATGAGACCGGTCGATTCAGGTAATTGGCAATACAATAAAAAAAGTTCATTTTTTATGAATTCATTTACAATTTGTACTGCAGCAAGACTATTTCCTTCAGTATTTTTGGCGACTGCTTCTTTAAAACATTCTTTATATCCGTTATATTGAAGTAAACATAATTTCATAAATTCATTACGTATATCATCTGCTTGATCCCCGCTATGACGACGTATTGGACCTCCAGCCAATTGATCTCGTGACATCATATCAAAAATGGCTCTGACACTCACTGAAAACCCCTCAAACTCTTCGTTCGCAATCGGTGGTCGCACAATGTAATTTAAAACATCAAAATCAGTAACGTTATTAAACATATCTCTTCCATCTAAACCACCTATCGCGATTTGACATAATAATATAACTGAAAGTTCATTAAGACTATATATTCCTTGATTATTACCTATGTAATTATTGCATATTGTTCCGAATGTACGTATATTAGGTATCTGATGTACTTCACCTGTATTTTTTAACAGTAGTTGATTGTATAAACACATTGGATTAAGTGAATGTGTTATCGCCGTTAATTTAAACAAAAATGAGTATTTTTGTTCAGGCAAAATAGTATCAGCATTAACTTGGACAAAAGGGGCGGGCGGTATTTCTTCATGAAGTCCTTCACGACGTGTGTCGTCTCTATAATATGTTTGTTCATATTCTATTTTAGAATCTATATCAAATGTAGTATTTTCGAATAACCCAGATATAACATCTTTAACATTGTCAGGAACAATATGTTGAGGAGGACGTCTGTCACCATCACGGCTTTGGTCCGTCCTTTCCATACCCCCTATTTTTGTTTTGTTAATATTTTTTCGTATTCCACCACCATGTTGGACGAGATATACGTCTTGTGACATTATTGATTCAAAACCTTCAGTCATGTTACCTGTATTTAAACGAAGATTCGCACTCTTTCGAATTGTATGTGCTGCTTGAATTACAAGTAAACTTGCTATATTTTTAAAACAAGACATGGCTGTTAGTAATACAGAACTTGCCATGAATACTGAATGAAATACAGTATTTGCTATGTTAACTAATGGCATGACATTTTGTGAAACCCCAACAAGTCTTGAGGCTACAAATTGTCCCTTATTAGCACCCTTATTAAGATTCTGGTGATCGCAGTCATGATTTGTATTATTACTGAATATTTCACCTAATAATTTTGCTGCGTTATGTTCATCAAACATAAAAAAGTTATCACGACCAGCTTGAGCTGGGGTTCCTTGTGGTAGTGGTGCTTTATGTGTAGGATTAATTTTCATAAATGATATATTTGATTTCAAACGATTACAACAACGATGAGCCCACGCATATAATATTGATAAAAATAGTTTTTCTTGAGGACTCAAACCACTACATCGTAATAAGCCAAAATATTCAATCGCTAGACCAATACAAAAAATATGTTCACATTCCATAGTTACGTCAGTTTGTTTACCTCCACAAATATAACAACGAATTCCGGGAATATTTCCTAACTTTCCGATTGTTTGCTCACATTGACCAGCTGCTCCAACTGGTTCAAGAATACTCCGTAATCTTTTCAATAATTCCGAGCCACCACCATCGTCATCATCATCACCACCACCACCACCGCCACCACCGCCACCACCACCGCCGATATCTAACAAACCAATACTAGAAAGATATTCTTTAATACTAGGTTTATATGCGATAGTTACTGGTGTTACTAATAACTTGGAAATGTTTGCTTGCATAACAAGTGCTTTTTGCAAAAGACGTGGTATAAATTTGCCATTGAATTGTTTTCCGTCTACTACCGTTATTCCTTTAATTGGTAGGACGCCGTGGAATGTATCTCCGGCACTCTGTAGTAATTCGCGTAGTTGTGCCTCATTATCTTGACGCATGCGTTGTTGTTCTAATTGATGTATCAATTCACGACTGTAGTTATTCAAGTTAGTAGTTATAAGTGCTCTGACCGTTCTTAATTTACTATCAAATATTCGAGCACTGTTGATTATCGCTAACTCATGAATATCACTTAGGATATCGAGGTGCTGTTGTGTAAAACTTTCTCCTAACCCGCGAAGATGTGCAAATAATGGTTCAAATTCTATTTCTAAGTACGCTAATCTACGCTGAGGGGTATCTAACATTCCAAGCTGTTGATGTAAACCCTGAACAATTCGATCTAACATACTTTGAATCTCTCCGGTTGATTCTGCGGCTTGTTGTATTGCTGTTGCTATACGTTCGATATTGTCAATATCATTTTGGTGAGGCATATCAACCTCTCCTTCTGGCACTACTTCTGGGGTCTCCATACCTTGCAAATTCAAACTAAACGCAAATAAAAACCGAATTACAATCCGACTAATGGATTTTGCAATAACAGCATGGTGTCCGAGTTTCGCATGTTCGTCATTAAACCTACTAATATAATTCTGATGAGCCCCAGCCCCAGCAGCGGCAGTGTATGCAGCGGTCAGTGTAGCTGTAGTAGTTGTGCCACTCAAATGATTCATTGCATTACATATAAGCCATACTGCTTTATCAAACTTAACTCGAGTTATAAATCCGTCTAATTGTAATAAATAGTCTAATGTTAAATCTAAAAATTCGGTACAATGAGGTAATGCAACAACCAATACAATTAATACGCCGCGATATAGATAAAATACTTTATGGGCCTCATCAATATTAATAGCGCTATCAAAATCCCAATCCGGACCTCTTGCCATTAATAGTGCCGCCGGTATTTGCGAGGGTGCTTGTGCTCCTGATTGCCTGCTTACAGCAGGTGGAACTTTTGGCATTCGTATATTTTTAATGCGTTCACCGTATACTATATTATCACGATAAAAAATAGGTCAGCTTTTCTAAGGTTGCCTTCCCTATATTTCGTTTTCCATCCCCAATTCCCTTGAAATATTCGTATACGTGTTTCAGTTTATTCTTATTCACCGGTTCATATACTTGAGCTGGTGTTCCGGATACATCCGTAGATGAAGGCGGCTGCGTTGATATCTCCGCCGACACACTCTCCTCATACTCGCCAATTTTCCTGTGTAAATCCCCTAAAAACTCATAGATCGATCCGCCGTATTTCGCCAAAATCGCGGAGGCCATCTTCGCGCTCACCCCCGGCACTTGTGCCAGCATAATCTCCCCTATATTCTCTCGAGTAATGTAGTCCCGCTTCTCTTTCTTGGCGCCGACTTCGCTGTATGCCTGCGCCGCGGCGGTCGTCGAATCGTCGTCGCAACTACCGAGATCATACGCAGGCTTCATACCAGTGCCGCCTTCTTTCGCCACCTTGTCCGCAAAATGTAGAATAAAATCGGCAGTTTCGCCTACATTCATCGTACGAATAACCGAAAACCCCTTGTAATAGAGCAGTGACACCATCGCGCTATGTAATGCCGTCTTCGTAATCTGGCTATGTCTCTCGTCATATCGTGCTATGTCGCCTTCAATGATATAGATGATATTGTGGGTGTGAAATCCCGTAGCAGCGGCAGTCTCGATGAGGCGGAAAGATTGTTCTTTATACCGCCCATCTCGAATACTCGCGGCTAAATCCGAGAGGGTCTTTCTCTCGAATATGGCGATGTCCCGTCCTTGTCCTTGTCCTGTTCCCGAGTCATGAAGAATAATATCGCCTAAAGGTAATCTCTCGGATTTGATTTCGTGGTTCGTCGTCGCGGCCGTGATGCCGAGAGATTTGTGCGGATTCTTCGTTTTCATCGTCGGGGTACTCTTTTTAGGCAGCGGGACCTTCATCGTAACTCCATCACCGAGATCCATGATATAATGGTCGGGTTCTGGTGCGGGTGCTGGTGCTGGTGCGGGTTCTGCGGCGATGGTGGCGGTCGGTTTCATCAACTCTAGTAGGTCTTTCTCTCGGCAATCTATTTTGATAATCATCTCGTCGTCGTGTCAATACATAACAATATACTTGTGTGTTTATGTTGTTATATAGTGTGCGTCGCCCCATCCCCCAATTTACAACTTGGGCCCAGAATGCCTCGCAGGGCTCAATCTCTCGATGAACTTGAATACAAAGTCCTTATTCTTGGCGGTTTCGGTGATGGTGTTCCGCATCGCGAAGCTACGCATCTGGCCGGTTCCCGCGGGGGGCGCACCGCCCTTCTTATCGCCACCACCATTCTTCGTATCAGTCTTAATAGAATTGGTGGGACCAGTGCTGTTAAATAAAACGCGACGTGCGACTTTGCTATTTACCATAATTACAGTTGTTATATAATTATCGTATAAATAAATAAATACTGATAGATCTGCTGTTTAAGCCTTGCAGTTCTTGGTGAAGGGCTGTCTGCCCACACCTCCAGTAAGCTTACAGTTGAAGATAAGGTTCTTATCCTTCAAGTACTGATACTGGGCCGCGCATGTATCGAAGCGAATCTTCGCCAAGCAATCGCAGGTAAGGCCTCCTTGGCGATAAGCCACGGACGTCCAACTGCCGCGACCAATCTTGGGGGCGGAACCGGGCATACTGCCGAAATGGCAACCCTTGCTCGTGAGAGAACTAAGTCTAGAAATCCTGCTGGGACCGCTTAACACCATTTTAAAATACTTAATTATAAATACTACCGATATAAAAAATTGATAGGATTTTGCTTAAATACATTGACTCATATATTATTATCCGTCGTCCGTCGTCCGTTATTTATAATGTTTCGTCAACGTGATGCCGCTGCCGCCTCTGCCGCCGCTACCGCTACCGGAAGTAGTAGTGGATCGGACGCGGAAAGTTCCGAAACCGAAAATATCCTTCTAAATATCGCCGAAGACAGCGGCGGTGACGGCGGTGGCGATTCTGGCATCACCGGAGAAAGCGCGCGAACTGGCAAAAATATATACAACGACGATGATATTATACGCGTTGATGACGGTCGTTATGTCTTCAATCCATACAACACTGAAAATGTGGAAATCACGCTGGCTGAGGTGGAAAGCATCCTCGCGCGATACGGCGTGCCTTCCCAAGTCCATAATTTTGAACTATATCGGCGCGCATTCGTCCATCGATCTTATACAAAACGCCCTAAAGCGCTCAATGATCTCGAAAATATAACATTCATGGACCGCCCAGAAGGTGCGATGCCGCTTCATACGAAATCCAATGAACGCCTCGAATTCGTCGGCGATGGGGTGCTCGAATGTATCACGAAATACTACCTCTACCGCCGTTTTCCTAAAGAGAACGAAGGGTTTATGACCGAGAAGAAAATCGCCATCGTCAAAAACGAAACCATCGGCAAATTCGCGCTCGAAATGGGGCTTCATCGCTGGTATATTATATCCAAGCATTCAGAAGAAAAGAAGACGAGAACCAATCTGAAGAAATTGGGGTGTTTGTTCGAAGCGTTCATAGGCGCGATGTTTCTGGATTTCAACCGCGTCCCGATTCGCGATGATGATAAATGGTTTGAGAAGGTGTTTCTTTGCGGAGCGGGTTTCCAAATCGCCCAAATCTTCATCGAAAATGTATTTGAGCGACACATCGATTGGACGAACCTCATCAAGAATGACGACAACTACAAGAACATTCTTCAGGTGAAAATCCAGAAAGAGTTTAAGACAACGCCGGATTATATTGAATTGTCGCACGACCCCGACGCAGGATACGAAATGGGGTTGTATTTATGTTTAGGACAACCGTTACATGAAGTCATCGGTCATCCATCCGCCGCTATTCCGTTTGGGTCACTCGCTGATGGATTTGCCGGTGTTCATCGAATTTGCGAAGAAAGGGGCGGAAAGGCGTTTATCTTCTTCGCGAGGGCTACGCATAAAATTAAGAAGAAGGCGGAACAAATCACGTGCGAAATGGCAATCAAACAAATCGCGAGAATTGCGAAATAAATATAACGACATATGTTAGTATATTCATATGAATGCCTTACAACAATACAATCTTACAAGTCGGCCTGTTCTCGGGCGACCGGAGGGAGGTGGTGGTAGTGGTGAGGGAGCGGCGGCGATGACGAGTGCCTCCGAAAGCGGTGTGACGATTCATTTTTCTCGTAAATTACCGAGACATGTATTGAAAAAACCAAAGGGGGTTTCGGGGTATGCGACGATGATGCGGGAGCGTGAAGATGAGTTTAAACCGGAAATGCCAGTGGAAGGAGAAGGAGAAGAGTCTGGTGCTGCCGCCGCCGCTGCGCCCGTGATTAAAAAAAATACAGGCGGTGTCGTTGTCGATAAAATTCATGCGTCTGATATTGACCGTGAGGCAATTATGGCGAGATTTGCCGCAGCCCGTCGCGGTGTTATTCCTCAATCATTTTCTAGTAAATTCTCTGCGATCGAACCCGCCGCCGGCGCCGATACCGTTCGGCGTAATGATTTGGAGCCAGAATTAGGTATTTCGGGTGAAATGGAGTCGTCGTCGTCGTCGTCGGGCGCACCTATCAAATTGGGCAAACGCGCATTTTTGCCATCGGATGAACCCGTAAAACGAAGTAAGGCTTCCGCTGCGCTTGCTATCGCTGAAGCGAATGAACCAGAAGAGTTTGAAGAAATAAGGCAGCAGCAGCGACCAGAACTCGGGGTCGATGTCGATGTCGCGGGTGAAGAAGCGACGACGGCAGCCGCGGCC